GCCAGCCTCTGTCACCCCCCCAGCCCTGTGGCAGCTGCCATGACAGATTGACAGGCTGGCACGCAACTTGCCCCCTGCTTGATGGCCTCAATTAATTTGTAGGATTGCGCTGTTGCTGCCAATAATCCCTTGGCATGGCACAGGCAGGCCCAGCCCTTGCCAGCTGTCAGCGCTCATCTATTGGCCTTGCCTCAAGCAGCAGCTGCCTCAGCTTGTCACGCTGCTCAGGCTCAAGCTGCCTTGCATCTACTGTCACAGCATTCACCTGCACATTGATGTTGCCAGCTTGGATGCCCTCAAGGCGGTCTGAGTACACCTTGGGGGCCAGCTTGGCTGCCATCTTGAATCTTGTTTCAACTCGCAGCTTGGCACGGCTCACAGCTGTTGGATTGCTTGTCATACTGCCATCTGCCTGCACCAAAACGTCTTGCGTGGCATCATCTGCAATATCAATTGCCATATCAAACAGCGCATGGGCTGCCTGCTCACGTGCGCGCCTGTACTGTGAAGCAAAAGAGGGCTCTTTTTCCATCCAATCCCATATTGCTGGCAGGCTTGGCATTCCATCCATCTTGCAGATGCGTCTCAGGCTCAGGCCCTCAGATAGTAGGGCACAGATCATCTGGCCTCTTTCTTCCGTATATGTGCTGGGCCTGCCTCTTTTGGCTGTTGTCAGCTGTGCGCCTTGGATGGCTGCCTCTTGCACCTCTTGCCATGCGCCCTTTTCCTCAGCCCTGCGGAATGCTTTTCTGCCCTTGCGCGTCTCAATATCTGGCTGGGCGTCTTGGCCCTCTGCCTTGCCAGCTGCTGCTTGTTTGCCCTTGCCTGCCATATCTGGCCCCCTCAGATTATTTTCCCATGCTAGGAACGGAACAAAACACGAAAACGCTCAGGACGGCAAAGTCTGACCCTTTTGGGGCTCAGGTAGCCTTGGCAGCTACCGCCTGCCCTTGCCCTTCTCTGTCAATCTGACAGGCCATGCCAGATTTTGACGCCCCTGCTAGTCCCTTGATCTGTCACAGAATAGCACAGGCAGCCCCAGCCCTGTGATGTCAGATTGACAGGCTGGCACAGATTTTGATAACAGGGGGCTGGGCCACTATGCCCATGACTCGTATATGTGAAGGGATCAAACATCATGGCAACTTACACCTATTCAGCCCATGCCAAGCAAGCGCTGCGCAAGGCCATCACCTCTCACCCGCAATGGCCCAGCTATTCAGCCGTGACTCAGATCAGCTCAGCTAATCTGAGTATTGATGCAATGGAATCCATTGCTGCCATCTTTGAAAACCCCAAGATTGACCTCACAGAATATGGCACGCTGGGCAGGCAGCGCAGGGGCTGGGCAAACAAGCCCCCAGTGGAAAAGACTGTGCCCCCTGCCACTGTAGCAATGCTGAAAGAGCAGCTCAGCAACTGGGGCCAATATGCCAAGCCTCACCGCAATGGTTTTGCGCATGGGGTGCTTGAAACCATTGAAACAAAGCAAAACAACTGGGCATCTGAGGCACAGGCCAAGGTGTTGCGTGATGTTATTGCAGAGGGCAAGGCAGCTGCCATTGCTGAGCCCAGCACAGCTGAGCCAATTAATTCTGGAAATTCTGCAATTTCATCCAATCCTGAGCCCTCAGCAAAGGCTGTGCCAGCTGAGCCCCAGCCTATCCCTCAGCCTCACAGCACCTTGCCAGATGACAAGGCAGCTTTGATTGCCAAGCTGCTTGAGCTGCTGGGCACAGGCGCAGCTGTTGCAGCACCCCTTGATGAGCAGCGCATTATTGACCTAATCCGGCTGCACGCTGGGCAGCCAGCCACAATGCGCATTGATCTGACAGGCACAGCGCAGCTGCCCCAGCTTGGCGAACAGCTGGCCCACCACAAGCTGCCCCTGCTTGTCTCAGCCATCCAAGCAGGCGTTAACGTGATGCTTGTAGGTGAGGCAGGCTCAGGCAAAACTAAGGCCACAGAACAGGCAGCCCAGCTGCTTGGGCGTGAATATGCTTTCTCAGGGGCTGTTGACTCACCCTATAAGCTGACAGGCTTTATTGATGCCCAAGGCAGGCTCAGCCGCACAGCCTTGCGTGAGGCTGTGGAACATGGCTGGATTTTTTGTATGGATGAAATTGACGGCTGCCTGCCCGGTGCTGTGCTGCCCCTCAATGCCCTCGCCAGCAATCGCATGGCTGATTTTCCAGATGGAATCCTTAAAGCGCATCCAGATTTTGCCCTTGTGGCCTGTGCAAACACCTACGGGCGGGGGGCTGACCGCCTGTACGTAGGGCGCAATGCTCAAGATGCGGCTGTGATGGATCGCTGGGCTGTTATCAGCTGGGATATTGATCCAACGGTTGAGGCTGGAATGCTGGGGCTGCCTGCCCCTGCCAATGCGCCCAAGCCTGTGCAGCTGGCCCCTATCACAGATGCAAGGGCTCTTGAGGCCATTGCTGTTGATTGGCTGAATATTGTGCGCAAAACCCGCGCAGCCGTTCAAAAGCACAAGCTGCGGCACGTGGTGAGTCCACGCGCCTCTCAGATGGGCGTGAAGCTGCTTGCAGCTGGCTGGCCTTGGGCTGAGGTTATTGAGGCTTGCTTGTACAAGGGGCTGGATGCTGACAGCCGTGCAAAGCTGATCTGAGGGGGCAGCCATGACTCATCAAATTGAGCGTTTTGATACTGTTGAGGCCCTTGTGAAAGCAGCCAAGGGGCATAGCAGCTGGGCCAGCCGTGACAGCCGCAGCATGGGGGGTGCAATCTGTGATTTTGCAGGCTCAGCCTGCTTTGATGATGCTGCAAAGCTGGCCCTTGAGGGCTGGCCGGAGGGCCTGCGCAAGATGCGGCTGGCCTTGGACGCTGTGACAGCCTCAGCCACAGCTCTGGGGCCTGCCCCAGCCTATCTGCTGGATGTTGCTGGGGCATATCCCATCCCAGCCCTTGCAGCTGCGGGTGATGCGTTTTGTATGGTCAATCCAGCCCCCATATCTGAGCGGGTGAGGCCCATCCTGCGGCTTGTCACCTCAGTTGCCACAGGCAGCTGGGCCACAGCTGAGCAGATTTTCAATTATGGGGCTGGCCTTGTGGCTGTGGTGGATGCGCTGGAATCCAATGGATTCAGCGTTGAATTGACCTCAGCCAGAGTCGTCACAAAAGACAAGCACCGGGCCACAATATTGACGCGCATCAAAGCTGCGGGTGATGCTGTTGATCTGGAACGGCTGGCCTTTTGCTTGGGCCATGCCAGCTATAACAGGCGCGTTCATTTTGGGGTGCTTGAGGCCCTTTTCCCTGATCTGTACCGATTCAGTTATGGCAGCCCCCAGCTGCCTGAGAGGGGCCAAGATGTCGAGCAAGATTGCTGTGTGCTGCCCCCCTGTAGCAGCTTCGAAGCAGATCAGCTGGGCAGCCCAGAGGCAGCCTTTGCAGCAATGGCCCCCAAGGTGCAGGCCCTCTTGGCTGATAGATTCTCAGCCGTTCCTGAAATAATACGCCCCCAAGCAGCTTAGGGGCAGCCGTGCAGGGCAGCTGGGGCCTCACCCGGCTGCCTCACAGGGCTGCTGCCCTCTGGGCCTCAATACAGGCCCAGCAACGCAAGAGGTGGAACATGATACGCAAGAGCCTATTCAAGCTGGGCAACATCTGCGCAACACCGGGTGCAATGGCCCTACTGCAAGATGATGTTGAGCTGGCTTATATGCTACTCACCCGCCATCAGGGGGGTGATTTTGGTGATGTTGATGAGCATGACCGCAACCTCAATGCTGAGGCTGTGCGGCTGGGGGGCAGAATCCTCTCAGCCTACAAGCTGCCCCTATCTGAGACGCTGTGGATTATCACAGAGGCTGACAGATCATCCACCACGCTGCTGCTGCCCTCAGAATATTGAGGCCCAGCGCAGCCTGAGCCCTTGGCCCTGCCTGTTGATCCCTTGGCAGGGCTGAGGGCCTGCCCCTCTCACAGCTGGCCCCTTGGCTGGGCTGGCCTGCCCCTGCTTGTGGAGTCTGTAGGGGTGACAAAACCAGTCACCCTCAGATGGCATGGCATTTGACAGATAGCACGCACAGATATGCGGGAGACTTTAGCACCGACAACTTGCCAGATCGGTGGCAGGTTGGTGGTGATTGGTGGTCGATTGGTGGAGGCCGGTCGGTGGTGGATTGGTGGAGGATTGGTGGTTGGTGGAGGCTTATCGGTGGTCGATTGGTGGTCGGTGGTCGGTGGAGCCCTCTAGCCAACTGACAACCAAAGCCCAGCCAAGGATCAGCAGCGGCAGACCCACAAATATAAATCCCGCCAGCATTAGGATTTGAAAATCACTCATGCTCACCCCCATTGGTGGAATAATATCATAGGTGGAGGGCTTGCATCTGACAGTCTGTCAGTATATCGTAGGGATAATCCTCACTACAGGAGAGTCAAATGAAAGACCAAAAAGACACCCGCATTCAATGCCGTCACTGTGGAATGCGTACTTGGATGAAAGACTATAAGGCTTTTATGAAAGATCACGACAGGCCAGATGGTCGCAAATGCCAAACAGCAGCAGTGCAATCAGGAGGCGACAAATGACTGAATTACCCAAGCATATCGCAGACCTTTGTGGGATCATCACTGACAAGCTGGAACAAAAGACCTTTGGCAGGGGGGAAATCAAAGGCCCCCTGCAAATTACCAAAGACGAAAAAGATAATATCTGGATCGTCACCTATAACGACACGGAAATAGGCTGGATCACGCCTATCACTTACGCCAACCGGGACAGCACCCACTACCGCGCCGTGTCGGTTCATGGTCAGATGAAGCATACCTACACGCTTGGTCTAGCCCGGTCCTTCATCATGGCCGAATATCACTAGGAGGAGGCTAATATGCCAAAATATCAAATCGTCGTGGAAGAGATTACCTATAAGACCTACTACGTTGAAACTGACACAACAGCGTATGAAAGCATCAAACAAGAGTTTTACAGAATGCATCCTCAAGAAAAAGAGGATGCTCTAGCAGAGGTAGAGCAATCACAATATGCAGTCACGCAGATTTTCAGCGTTGACGAAGAACCAAATGAAGCACAGACTGCTTGAGTTGTTGGTTCATACCCAGTTACCAACAACTAAAACTCAGACTTGGGCCGGACTCGCCTCACAAGCTCCGGCCCTTTTCATTTTACCAACCTCAGATGCCCACCGGGCTGCGACCATGTAGCATGATGATGGTCATTCCAATCCTGCCCCGTCATAGGAGGGATCATCACACTGACCCGGCGCTTGAACTGGACCTCAAGCCTATTTGCCAAATGGAACGCCTTAGCTTGCCCGGTAAAATTGGCATCATTGTCACCAAATACCATGACCTGCTCACAACCCTCTGGCGGAACCCACTTTGACAGCAGCGTGCCATTCACACAGGCCCAAACTGGCATATCAAACAAGATCGCGGCGGAGATTGCCGTCTCAATGCCTTCAGCGACTCCCATCACAGGCTTCACCGGACCCAGCCGGATCGCACACCCGTCTGGCAATTTACCGGGCATCACCTTCTTGGCAGGGCTAATGCTCTGCTTTCGTCCGTCTTTGGTGATTGCAGTCAGGTGGATGTTAACCGCCCGCTCCCCGATATGGTCCACAACCTTGGCGACCATGAACCAACCCTTGCTGCCATAGTGTGCTTCTCTAATGGCATTAGAAGGCCACAGACACCCCACTCTGTTGCCAAGGTACTCCCCCACTGGAGAGTCAAAAGATGGCTGCCACGCGCCTTGCCAAACCCGTGACATGGCATTCCGTTGGGCGACCTCCAGCGGGTCAGGCCCTTTCACCTGAAAGGTGGAGGGTTTGCCTAGCAACTCGTCAATAGCCACAGCCACCTCCTTGAAGCTCTTGCCGGTGATGCGCTGCGCCAGCATAAAGCCGTCACCACCACCACAGCCAGAACAGATAAACCCGCCATTGCCGTTCTGGTCGTCCCAGCGGAATCTGTCCTTGCCGCCGCACATAGGGCAGGGGCCATGCTTGTTCACCAGTCGGGCCGGATCAACGCCAAGATGGATCAGGATAGACCGCCAGTTGCCATGAGCGTGTTCTCTGGTGCTGCTCATGCCGCCCTCCCCTTGGACTTAGCCTTGCGGATGTTGCGGTGTTTAATCCAGCTTTGGATTTCTGGTGACAATTCCTTGGCCGGAATATTCATACACCAGCTTGGCGGTGGCGCTTTGAATTTATCTTTGAAAGCCCAATAGGCCCAACCCGGCTTATATCCACGCAATTTGGCATGAAGAATTAAATTGGAATACCAAGTCTGCAAATCATTTGCGGTGTAATTATTATTTTTAATTTCCTTACCACGGGTTAATTCATACAATTCCCCCTCAACGCACTCCACCTGTGATTTTGGCTTAGGTTGATACCCACAGGCAGGACAATCCCGCATTTTAGGTGGCTTGAGAAAATGGCACTGCGGGCATTCTTTTGGCAGCTTTTCCGGCTTAACCGCTACGCTGCGCTTGGCTGAGCCGTCATCCAGATGCTCATGGTGGATGTCAGTAACAAATCCCAACCGCAATGTCGTATCGCTGTGGTCAAGTATCAGGCAGTGATCCTTGCCAGCGGCGGGACGCAATCCCCTGCCAATCATTTGGGTGTACAGGATTTCGGATTTCGTAGGCCGCGCCAAGATCACGCAGCGGACATCAGCGTCAAACCCGGTTGTCAAAACTCCCACGTTGCAGATCACTTTGGTCTGCCCGGTCTTGAACCGTTCTAGGATTTCCCCCCGCTTATCCAGACTGGTGAAGGCATCCATGTATTCAGCCGGGACGCCATGCTGCTTGAATTGCTGCTCAATGTGCTTGGCATGGAGTCGATCTACCGCAAAGCACACCGTAGGCCGCCATTCCGACTTTTCCATCCACGTTGAAACAATATCGGCAACCAGATGGCCCTGATCCATGGCAGAGGACAAACCCTTCAACTCGTAATCCCCCGCCACGGTCTTGACGCCCGACAAATCCGGGTGGGCTGGAGCATAAACCCGGAAGTCGGACAGGCTGCCTTCCTCAATCAGCTTGGCAGTTGTCGTTGCCACGATCAGGTTGTCCCACATCCCCTCACTGCCCATGCCCTTGGACCACGGGGTTGCCGTGAGGCCGACAAATGGGACCATCTTCCACTCGTCCCAGTTCATCCATTTCTGATAAAGCTTGAACATGACATGGCATTCATCCACGATGACAAGATCAGCCAGCGGGATTTTACGCCGCGCCAAGGTCTGAACAGAACACACCTGCACTGGTTGGGAATAATCCGTCAGGTCGTGGTCGCCCTGAATTACTCCAATGTCAAAAATCCCATTCTGCCGGAACCGCTCAACCGTCTGGTCAATCAGGCTCAAGGCAGGGACGCAGAACAATACCCGCTTATCCTTGGACCGTGCCTGATTAACGATGGCAGCTGCGATGACCGTCTTGCCTGCGCCTGTTGGGGCTTGAACCACAGGACGTTTGAACCCTGCCATGAGTGATTGCTTGAGCTTGTCGATGGTCTGTTGTTGGTATTCTCTGAGAGTTATTGCTTGGCTCATGCTGGCATTTCCTACTCTCTTTATTCTGATAGGTCCTACCATTGGCTAGGTAGAGTCCATCAATAATCAGTTTCATTGATAGGTTCTATTTACAGATTCTGGGTGACTGTGAGTCACCACCCCCCGGTCTATTAGTCACCACCTAGTGACTCATAGTCACCACCCCCAACGACCTTCAGGGCTGGCTTTTTGGTCACCTTCAGCACATAAACATTGCTTTGGTTTTCATGTGATTTGAAGCGGTGCTTGCGTTCAATCAGGCCAAGCTCCAAAAGCTTCTTGACTGACCGAATGACATGGCGGCGGCTCATGCCAGTATCCTTGGCAATTAGCTCATAGGAAGGCCAGCAGGCATTTGCCTCATTGGCTCTCTGAGCCAAGTTAGCAAGCACAATTTTTGGATAGGTTGGGGCGTCCTGTTTGAGCGCCCATTTGATCGCATTGAATGACATAATGCCACCCTGAATTTGAGGGTGACTTGCAAATTAGACAAAAAGCGGATATTTTCCGATTTAAGCCCAACGTGTGTCGTCACCACATGGTTGGTTTTGAGGCTCCGTCAGCGTCCAACTGGCGGGGCCTCACTCATTCAGTGATACTAGCCTACTTCTTTTTCACCAGCAACTCCAAAGCTATGAACGCCATCCGTGGTACAGCCGTATCTCCAGCTATCCACCTATAGACAGTCCGCTCTGTCACGCCCAGATATTCCGCAATTTGCAGCCGGGACATTCCTAATTTGGCGATTAACCGGGCCAGTTTTTCCGTATTTTCCATGGTATTCCCCTGTCATTCTGTCAATTTCGCCGCGTTAATTACCGCTTGGCGATTATTTTTCAGCCATTTTAGAGTGGCTAAAATAGCCTCCCAATATGGAATGCGTTTTTCAGCCTCATCTAAAACCTCCTGCGGTCTAACCCCCTGATCTACATAGCGTTTTGTCAACGCAATAAATGCTTTATTATTGCGTATAGCATCCTCAACGTGCTTTATTTGCTGATCCAAGCTAATTTTATCTGCCATGAAACATCGTTCCATCCATCGGAATTGTGTCCTTAAACAAATACCAGCAGCAATTATCCTTCCCCGCCATGTCGCTATCGGCAATCCACTTTACCCTACCAACGGAAACAATAGCCCAGCAGTAAAGGATGAGATTGGCAGCTTGCCGGGTGTGCATCCAGTCAGAGTCAAAGAGCAACCAAGTTGGGGCTATAGTTGAGCAACGCTCAATGATCTGATGAAGGGGCTTCCGGTCCCAAGGCGGGTTGGTGATAATGTACTTGGCCCCATTCAGGTCATCTTTAGTGATG